ACTTTGGCTCACCCGGTGACCGTTCTGTGGTGAACAGCGATACTTTGTCTGTGACTTACACATTCAGCTTGGCGGCTTAATATGGCTGGGTGGGGTGACGGTTTATGGGGCGAACAAGGGTGGGGTGGTTTTACCGCCTTCACTAGCTCCGTAGACGAAACCTCTACTGGCACAGACGCGGTTAGCTCGGCGTTAAGTGTGGCCCCCGCTGTCAGTGAGACAGCTACTGGATCGGATGTAATTGCGGCAGGCAAAATATATACCTCAGACATAGCAGAAACGTTAACAGGGACAGACGCTATTGAAGGGGGGCCGGTGTATGCTACAACGGTAACAGAGGCAAGCACGGGGACAGACGCAATTTCTTCGGTTATAGCTGTAGGCGCGGTAGTTACTGAGACTGCTACGGGCACAGACGCAACAGTAGGCGGGGAAGTTTATTCAGCAACGATTGCTGGAACGGCTTGGGGGCAAAACAGTTGGGGTAGTAATTCGTGGGGTGGAGAAGGTGAGTTAGCCACCGCTACTGATGCGGTGGATTCTACTTTAACACTTAATCCAACAGTAAGCGAAACGGCAACGGGCACAGATGTTGTAACAGCGGGTATAGCGTTTGTTTCTGGTATTACAGAAACAGCTACGGGCACAGATTCTGTAACGGCTACACGGATTTTAAGTCCCGCAGTAAGTGAGACAGCAACGGGCACAGATGTTATTTTGGCTAGCGCAGGGTTTGCAAGTGCGGTGGTCGAGACAGCAACCGGAACAGATAACGTAGCTGGAAGTCTTGTATATTTTAATGATGTACAAGAAACGGCAACAGGCACAGACGCAGTAACGGCGATAGTTGTAGTTAATGCGGCAAGCACAGAAACCGCTACGGGGTCAGATGTAATTACGGCACAAGCAGCATTTAAAAGCGCAATTACTGAGAATGCAGTAAGCGCGGATACTTTAAGGGCAGCGGCGTCGTTTATAGCGTCTATTAACGAGTTAGCAACAGGTACAGATGGGTTGACTGCACGACCATTCTGGGATGTAATTGATAATACACAGACTGCTAACTGGGTTGCAGTCGTAACGAACTAGGAGTTAAAAATGGCATCAACATGGTCAGCACTAAAAGTAGAGTTGCTTGAAACAGGGGCAAACGCCGGTCAATGGGGTAATCTTACCAACGCCAACCTTGGTGACGCAGTTCTGGGTGAGGCTATTACAGGCCAAGCCACTGTAAATTTTGCAACGGACGCAGATGTAACGATTACGCTTACCGATTCAGCATCAACCCAAGCGGCTAGAAATCTTCGTTTAAATATCACAGAAAGCTCTACGGGCATTGGTTCTGTGCGTAATTTAATACTGGGTTCTGGTTGCCAGATTGAGAAGTTTTACCTTATCAATAACACAGGCACTGGAGCCAAAACGGTTAAAAATACTTCAGGCACAGGCATATCTGTTCCTGCAGGCAAGGCAACGCTGGTCTTTAACAACGGTACAGATGTTGTTGACGCGGCGTCGTACTTCACTTCTTTGACTCTTGGTTCTGCTTTACCCATAACTTCTGGTGGTACGGGCACAACCTCGACAACTTTTGCCAACTTAACTACCAATGTTACTGGGCTTCTGCCCGTTGCTAACGGCGGCACGGGCACAGCTACTCCCGCGCTTGTTCAAGGCTCTAACGTAACGATTACAGGAACTTGGCCCAACCAGACCATTGCTGCGGCAGCGCCGGGCACAGGCACAGTGACTTCCGTTGGTGGTACAGGCACAGTTAATGGGATTTCTCTTTCTGGCTCAGTTACAACCTCGGGTAATTTGACGTTGGGCGGCACTCTTTCGGGCGTCGATTTAACTTCTCAAGTTACCGGCACACTTCCAATTGCTAATGGTGGAACAGGGACAACTTCAACTACATTTGTAAACGCTGCAACAAATGTCACGGGCACACTTCCTGTCGCTAATGGCGGTACAGGCGCTACCACGCTAACAGCAAACAATGTTTTGCTAGGAAATGGCACATCAGCACCTTTGTTTGTAGCACCGGGTTCGTCAGGAAATATTCTTACTTCCGATGGCTCGACATGGGCATCAACAGCGCCAGCCGGGGGAGTACCTGTAGGCACAGAAGCTCTGTGGCCCACAAACACCCCGCCAACAGGGTGGCTACAAGAAAACGGGGCGTCTTTATCGCGCACAGGCACTTACGCTGCTTTATTTGCTGTAATTGGCACAACTTACGGCACGGCTAACGGCTCAAGTTTTAATCTCCCCGATGCACGCGGTCGTTTTGTTCGTGTTTGGAATAACGGCGCGGGTATTGATCCAAACGCTGCTAGTAGAACTATTCCCGCAACCTCAGGTGCAACAATGAGTGCTGGCGACAATGTTGGTACTAATCAAGCAGAAGATGTAATTTCGCATACACACCTTATACCCGGAGCTAATGCTAGTGTTGGTTCAGGTTCAGGTGGTTTCCCGCTAGCGGCCCGTAACGATAGTAATATTTTCACTGGGGCTTATGGCGGTTCTGAAACACGCCCAGTTAACACGTACAGAATGTTGATTATTAAATTCTAAAGGTAATAAAATGCGTATCTATTCTTTTGACAGAATCACCGGTGAATACATCGGTGATACCGTAGCGTCACCAAACCCCGCTTTTGGAGAAGAGGGTCAACCTGAATTTTTATTTCCCGCCCAAACAACAGAAGTACCGCCTCCAAGCACCGCCTCAAATCAAGTTGCATGCTTTGTTTCAGGTGCATGGGAAATTATTTCTGACCACCGTGGCGAGGTGGGTTACACAGCAGATGGGGCATGGGTTCAAATCACTGAACTTGGTAAAACAATAGAAGGTTTAAACCTGCAAAGAACCAAACCAATAACCGCTCAAGCTGTTCGTGCGGAACGCGACGGTAAGTTACTAATGTCTGATTGGACGCAATTGGCAGATGTTCCTCAAGCAGTCAAAGACAGTTATGTTTCGTACCGTCAGGCTTTACGTGATGTACCTTCTCAGTCTGGCTTCCCTCAAAGCGTTGTTTGGCCTGAGTTACCCTAATCATGTGGGACTGGGCTGAAGCATTCATTGCGGCGGCCTGTATAGTGGCCTTCGTCATCTATGGCACTTACATGATTGCATGGAGTTGGTCGTGGTAAATGCGTTGGTTACTAATGTTTTTTTTGGTGTTTTTACCGGGAGCAGCCAGCCAAGACAGAAAGACTGAATACCGCTGTGTGCGGTGGGCGTGGACGGGTGATGTTTATAACCGCAAAGTTGTTTGCCTACAGTGGGAAAAGGTTGTACGGAAATGATTGATCCGATCACGGCGCTAGAAGGATTGCAAACTGCAATCAGTGTCGTTAAAAAAGCGAGCAAAGTCGCTAGTGATCTGGCAGGTCTAACGCCGTCAATTGCCAAGCTTTTTGATGCAAAGAGCACCGCTACCAAGGCCATGCTTCACGCCAAGCGTACAGGTGGTAAGTCTAACCTTGGCGCGGCGTTACAGATTGAGATGGCTTTGGATGAAGCCAAGCGGTTTGAAGAGCAGTTAAAAATGTTGTTCATGCAAGCTGGGCGCATAGACGTATGGAATGCAACCAAAGCCCGTCAAGCTGAAATGGATAGGGATGATGCCAAAGAAATGGCGGCCTTACACGCTGAAGAGAAAAGGCGCAAAGAGGCTGAAGCCGAACAGATGCAATGGGCGGCTGCCATTGTTATTATTGTGATGTTTATCGGTGCTGTTGGTTGGGGTATCAATGAAGTCTCTGATCTGTGTGCAAGATCAAGGTGTGGGCGGTGAATGAGTACCAAAAGCAATTTGACCTTTTCCTTAAAGTTTTTGTCAGGCTGTGCATTGCGTGGTGGGTGCTTGGACTGCTCCGCTTCCTGCCGGATGAGTTGGCGGGGAAAATTGTCGATAAACTACTTGGAATGATTGGACTGTAATGCTTTCACTATTCTCAACCCTTGGCGGCTTGCTCATATCAGGCTTGCCCAAACTACTAGACTTCTTTCAGAACAAAGCTGACCAGAAGCATGAGTTGGCTCTTGCCCGTGTCCAAGTAGAACTACAGCTACAGATGATGGCGCAGGGCTTTGCGGCCCAAGAGCGAATGGAAGAGATTCGCACCGACCAGATTGCTATGGAAACAGACGCACAGATGACTGTAGCGGCCTATGACCACGACAAGAAGATCATGGAAGAAGCCAGCCGCTGGGTGGTGAACTTTGTAGGTACTGTGCGCCCAATGGTTACTTACATCTTTGTACTGGAACTCTGCGCTATCAATGCTTGGATCGCCTATTACGTCTACAGCAACCCACGGCTTGTCTTGAGCATGGAAGACCTGATTCGTGTATCTGACATTATCTTCTCCACAGACGAGATGGCTATGTTGGGCGGCATCATTGGTTTCTGGTTTGGCTCACGTAGCTGGAGCAAGAAATGAAACTGGGCAAAGCTGGCGCTGATTTGATGCACCAGTGGGAGGGGTATCGCACTAAGCCGTACCTCTGCCCAGCCCATATTTGGACAATTGGTTATGGGCATGTCTTGTATCAAGATCAAATCCGCCTACCTGTAGTCAGGGTAGAAGGCAAAGAAACGCCTATGATCCGCAAAGAGATGCCATTGAAACCGGAGGACAACCGTGTTTGGACTAAAGAAGAGATCGAGAAATTATTCGAGGATGACGTCGGCCCTACTGAACGTGGTGTTCTACGACTTGCTCCCGCTTTATCTGGTCGTCAAGGCGCTTTCGACGCGTGTGTCAGCTTTGCCTTCAACGCCGGAGTGGGGGCTTTTCAGCGTTCTTCTATTCGGATGAAAATCAATCGTGGTGATTGGGAAGGCGCAGCCGATGCCCTCTTGCTGTACTGCATGGCAGGGGGTAAAATTCTCCTAGGGCTAAAAAAGCGCAGGGACGCTGAAAAAGCACTGTTTCTATCCTAGGACTGCCCATGCCATTACAAAAAATCCTGTTCAAACCGGGCGTGAATAAAGAAAACACGCGGTACACAACCGAGGGCGGTTGGTATGAGTGCGACAAGGTGCGTTTCCGTCAGGGCAACCCAGAAGTCATTGGTGGCTGGAACCGCCTTTCTACGGCTACTTTTTTAGGTGTATGCCGATCTTTATGGAATTGGGTGCTGCTTGATGGCAGAAACATCATTGGTGTTGGCACAAACCTAAAGTTTTATTTAGAGAATGGCGGTGTCTACAACGACATTACGCCTATCCGTGAGACAGTCACACTTACTAACCCCTTTAATACAACAATTTCTTCAACAACGGTTTTAGTTACCGATGCCGCACACGGCTGTGTGACAGGGGATTTTGTAACGTTTTCTGGTGCTACTGCTGTTGGTGGGTTGACGATAAATGGTGAGTTTCAAGTTACTGTTTTAACAATAAACACGTACAACATTACGGCCACTTCACAAGCATCGTCTACAGCAGGGCCGGGTGGCGGCACAGTCACCGCCGCATATCAGATCAATGTTGGCCCAGAAGCACAGGTTCCTTTGGTTGGGTGGGGCGCAGGTGGCTGGGGCCTTGGTACGTGGGGCAACGGTATCGGAAGCACGGTAGCTCTTCGTGTTTGGAGTCAGCAAAACTTTGGTGAGGATTTAGTGTTTAACCCTCGTGGCGGGGGTTTGTACTATTGGGATGCCGGTGGAAACCTAACTACAAGAGGCGTACTACTTAATTCCTTGGGCGGCAATGTAACGTTTACAAACGCTTCGCCGACTGTGGTGACTTCAACATCAAACATTCTCTTTACAGAAGGCGCGGCCCTTCAGTTTGCGGCTACTACATCCCTGCCCACTGGCATAGCTGCGGCAACTACGTACTATGTGTTTGAAGTAAATGGGTTGACGTTTAAACTTTTGGACAACGCAGGCAACGCGGTTAATACGGCTTCTACGGGCACAGGGGTGTACGTGTCTTTAATTGTGGACGTGCCGACAACACTAAACAGTCTAGCTGTGTCTGATACATCACGCTTTGTGATTACGTTTGGTTGTAACGACTACGGCTCCAGCGTACTTGATCCCATGCTGATTCGCTGGTCAGCGCAAGACGATATTTACAACTGGACGCCCGACCCCACAAACCAAGCGGGGTTTATACGTATATCTCACGGCTCAGAGATCATCACAACTGTCCAAACTCGTCAAGAAATTATTGTGTTTACCGACTCGGCTGTGTATTCTTTGCAATACCTTGGGCCTCCTTTTGTATGGGCACCGCAGCTTTTAGGTGACAACGTTTCTATCATGGGCACAAACGCGGCTGTGATTGCTTCAGGTATTGTGTACTGGATGGGCGTAGATAAGTTCTATTCTTACGATGGCCGCGTGCAAACGCTTAATTGCGATTTGCGCCGTTTTGTGTTTAGTGATCTTAATCAAGATCAGGGCTTGCAAGTATTTGCAGGCACCAATGAAGGCTTCAATGAAGTCTGGTGGTTCTACTGTTCGGCTAACAGCACGGTAATTGACAAGTACGTCATCTACAATTACGTTGAAAAAATCTGGTACTACGGCACTATGTCACGTACGGCTTGGTTAGATTCTGGTTTGCAGTCATACCCAATTGCGGCAAACTATTTTACGGATACGTCCACAGGTAATCTGATTAACCATGAGACAGGTTTGAATGACAATACAACCGGCACCGCTGTTGCAATTGATGCTTACATTAGCTCGTCTGAGTTTGACATTGGTGACGGCCATAACTTTGGGTTTGTGTGGCGTGTATTACCTGACTTGACCTTTGAGAACGCTACAAGCACCCCCGCTGGTGCTTTACCGGCAGTAGCAATGACCCTGCAAGGGCTGGCTAACTCTGGCTCTGGGGTTACAAGTACAGCTTCACAGCCGGTATCTAAGAGCAGTACATACGTCATTACAGAACAGTTTACTGGGCAGATATACACCCGCATGCGTGGTCGCCAGATGATCTTTAAGATTAGCTCAAACCAAGTTAACACTTGCTGGCAACTGGGCGCACCCCGTATTGACATTAGAGCGGATGGCAGGCGCTAATGGCTGAACTAAACGCAGTCCCACCTAGCCTACCACTGGCTCCAAGAGAGTACGAGGCTCGCTACTTTAGCCAGTTAAGCAATGTTTTGCGTCTGTATTTTAATCAACTGTCCAACCCCGGTGATATGGGCGGGACAACGTTAAATTTAAACCTTGCTACACTGCCCACTGATGCCGACTTGCCTAACTTGAGGCTTGGCGATGTGTACCGAGACACACAAGACGGTGTACAGGATACCAGTCAAATGCTTCGCATAAAGACGTCAACATGATATTATCGACCAACCCCCATTTTGAGAGGCAAAAATGAGCCTGCATAAGTTTGCCGAACAAGTAGCATCGCAAGGCCGCGGTGACGACTCGTTACTTGTACACATGACTCCGGACGAAGTCCGGAACCTACAACGCTTTGCCCAAGCTAACGGCACTACGCTGACCATCAATCCTACTACGGGTTTACCCGAAGCGGGTCTTTTGTCTGACCTGTTCAAAGCAGTTGCCCCTATTGCGCTTGGCGCGTTCCTTGGCCCTGCTGGATTGGGCATGTCTTCCATGATGGCTGGGGTTGCCACAGGAGGTATTACAACGCTAGCTACCGGCAGTTTGTCTCGCGGCCTCATGGCCGGATTGGGTGCGTATGGTGGAGCGGGTCTAGGCGAAAGCTTTATGACTGCTGGCGGGGGGATGAGTGCGGCCAACGCTGCAACAACGGCACAACAACAGTTGAGCGGGGCAAATTTAGCGTTGGGCGAAGCTATGCCTGCGCAAGCAGCAGAGCAGTTTACAAAAGACGCCGTTGCGCGTATGACACCTTCTGGAGCAGTTTCGGCTGGTTTTAATAAAGCTCTAGCAAACCCAATGGATTTTGCAAAGGCCAATCTCGGCAAC